GTTTTATTGATTTTTATAATTTTTTTTTAATGTTTTCTAAAAATAAAAGAAATTCAAAGACTACTGTAGTCGGTCAGTCGTTGATGAAGTGGAATCCGTTTCCTGTGGGTTGTGTTGGCCAGAGACGTTGGTTGTCCTGAGCTGTACGACGTTTAGTCTCAAAGTTTTGAGAATAAACTTCCTCATAGGTAGGGAATCTTTGAACATTCATGGAGTAAGGAGTGATTCGATTAGGATCGAGGTCCTTCCATGCTGGTTCAATCTCCAGTACGTTGACCAAAAAGTGGTAGACATCCTTGCATACGTCGTAAACGTAGCGAGAACATCCCATTGAGGCCTGCGCGATGCCAGCTGCTGCGGCGGCGTGTTCGGCGGGTCTTCGGGGTCTTTCCGGGTATAGGAGGTGGGCGAGTAGTTCGGCTGCTGAGCGTTGAGCTAGTCCGGACTTGTTGCCGTAGGCAAGCACTTCGATGTTGTCGGTCGATTCTCCGTACGTGGTTTTGTCGGGGGAGAGGTCGGCGTTGAAACGTCGTTTTGCTTCCTGTGAGAGTTTCTCGATGAAAGCTTTCTTGTCTTCGACCATTTCTGGGAAGGCACATAGGGAGTCATCACCTTGGACGAACAGTTGAAAGTGTTCTCCTTCGATGTTGATTCCGAGGGCGGAAAGGCTAGTGAGTAGGTAGATTGCGTTGACAAATGAGTCCAGTAATTGGGTCTGTTGGAAGCCAGAGGCTATTCCGTTCCAGGTCCATTGGTACATGTTGCCAGATTCGGCCTTGATGGGGGTGTACTTGATTGCGTTGCACATCCAAATCCATAGGCGGTCAATCTGCTCTTCTCGAGATTTTGTGTCGGTGTAGTCATGGGTGTTAGACTTTGAAGGTTCGTATCCTTGATCGAAATCAAACCATGATTTCCACATAGCATGAACGTCGTCGATGACCTCGTGAAGGGCTTTGTGGTCGAAGCCACTCCAGTCAGCGGAGATGATCATGTTGTAGGTCTTTTGAGACAGAGTGTGGATGAGTTTGTTCCATCCTCCTCGGATTGTCTCGTAACCCCAGAGTAGGGGTGAGGTGCCAAGCGGGCGGTTGAGATGGTCCTTCTGGATGTTCCAGATGAACATGTTTTCGACCATCAGTAGGAGTTTGGGAACTCCAAAGACGGCGCGAATCTTGTCGGGCTTGTCCTCTTTGACCATGTGGGAGCGAGAGTGAAGGTAGGTGAATTCGTACGGTATCGGTTCTCCAGAATCAGACCAGAACGGGGTTCGGCCATACTTGATATCGTGGACGAGCTGTCGGTTGATGTAGAAGATCTCATCATATAAGTTATGAAATGAGAGGCGATCGTTGTCGATGTCATCTTCTCTTGCTTTTTGCTTCACGTATTCTTGCCAGAACTTGCTTTCCGTGAAAGGGGCTTCAGCGGAGATCGGGAGAGTCCATGGATAGTAGCGCAAATCGGGGAACGAAATGGGCTTCATCCTGCGGGTGGGGCGGAACATCTTCTCGACTTCAAAAGGACAGACCTTCCCCATCACGATGTTCCTCGCGATTCCCACTATAAGAAGGCCC